CCCGTTGCTCCCGTGGCCCCAGCTACTCCAATTCCGGTTGCTCCAGTGGCCCCGCCCGGAGAACCTGCAGGTCCAGTCGCGCCAGTCGCGCCACTTGGACCAGAAGCTCCTGCAGGACCTGCGTCCCCACGGAAACTTGAAATCCATTGCCCACCGTCTAAGTCAACGTACCATATCGACAAGTAAGATGAAAGGGTGTCAAACCACAAGTCACCCTCAATTGGGTCTGGAGGGGGTGAAGCGGATACTGTTACGGGAGAGTTATTCGAAGAACAGGGTGGCTCACCCGCCACTTCATCCCATTGGCCTCCCTCAAGGGTAATCACCCATATCTTCAAGGTGAAATCCGTAGGATTGTACCAAAGAGCTCCGCTCGCTGGACTCGGTGGCGGAGAAGAGGATACGAACGCATTTGCGTAGGAAATCTGCGTACCTGGGTCGCTCAGACTAATCCACTGTCTACCCGTCCAGCGGTAACTATTACCCTGCCAAAGGAAAATCTGACCCGGAGTTGGATTTAAGGGGAAATTCTCTATCATTTCGCTTACAGGTTGTCTCCCAACTTATGGTTCTTAGGATTTAGAACTCCACCACTCAGCTCAATCTTTCGAATGCGAATCCCAAGATCATGGTAAATGTCAAATATACTCACCCTTTTCGTAGATTTAACCACGTCTACAACACCGTCTTCTCGTGTTACAGTGTGACAGTCCGAGGTGAGTCGTCTCGGGTCGATCTCTGAGAGCTCGACGTTTTCGGCAACGACCTTGACCTGCGACATTTACTTTGACTCGGGAGCTTCCTACTTTTACCCTTATTTTCCAGAGTTTACGGCCTTTTCGGGCAGCTATTTTACTAGGGAAATACTCAAAGAGTTCCGCGTGGCAACAATTACTGTACGTAGCAGGCTAGTCAACGGTGGTGTAACCGTAAAATGGGACAAACAAAAGGTGACTCCCTCGCTAACAACTCCGGAAGAAAAAGTGGAGTGGAGCTACCTAGTTTCCAGGGGTCTCTACGGCAAATACGGTCACACCCTTAACCTGAAAGACTGCTTGTTTACGGACTTAGTAATTGCGCTATCAGTGCTAGTTGGCAGGGAAAGATTAGCTATAGACTTAGACGGCAGGAAACAGTTGGAACGAGAAAAATTTCAGGAGGGCATGAACCCAATCCCCGACGGAGCAGCATCTTAGTCTGTGGCGAGACCAACTCCCAGGGTGAACAGGTCAGGATGCTTCTTGTATAAGTGAGCCATTAAGTGGGGCTCGGCAAAGTGCTCTAGCGTGGAGGACACAATTTCTGTTAAAGCATTGTCCTTGTACCGCTTTCCAAGGTAAGGGCTCAAGAAAGTGTCTAAAACAGCAACTTCTTCTGGTTTGTAATTCATACCTTTCAGCGAGAGCATCTCGTTAAACTTCACAACGGGCACCGTCTGCTTTGTGGTACTGAGTGTCTCTAAAGTATAGGGAACTTTCGTAGTCTTTCCGTTACCGACCAGCTTTTGGGTTTCAGGATGGTCGTACGCTTTTTGCACGGAAAAGGCTCGAGAGTCCCTCCACCGATTGGAATATTTAAGGAGCCAGTCTCTTTGCACCTCTACTATATGGCCAATTTCGTGAAATAGAGTTTGTTTTCCACCATCTGAGGTCACAAAGCCGGTGTTATTGACCATGGCGAAAGCACGCTGAGCGGGATCTATCACAAGTTGTGAAAGCTGCTTTCTCTCCTCTTTCTTTTCGAGAACCTCAAGCATCCCCCTGCCATTGAACATACGCGTAAATTCCTCAAGGTGCTTACGTGTTTGCGCCACAGTTTCCTGGTCGAGCGTGATCGAGCCCTTGGGAGGCATTAAGGCCACTCTGCTGACAAGCAGTTGAACCTTCTCCTCAGACAAGGAAGTCTTCAGCAACTGTTCACGGATACCCTGCATTTTGGCCTGTAAACGTGCCTCTGCGTTTCCCCTGTGTCGTGCGGCTTTCATAATGGCTCCAGATACCCTCAGCTTTTTCTTTATCCAACCTAGCTCTCGGTCTGCCTCAAGTTTCTTACTCAGCACACGTAGTTGCTCCTCAAGAGCGTTTGCTTTGCGAAGGATGCTTACAGTTGACCGTAGCCCTTCGTCGTACTCCTCAAGGAAAGCGTTTCCTTTCCTGAGTGTGTCCGTTAGGCTCCCTGCTTTGCTCACCCTTAGCTTTCCGGAGGCTTTACTCGTTTCGTAGAGAAGCTGGGCTTTGGCCGCCGGATCTTTTACGTTATCGATAAGTGTAAGTGTTTTCCGTTCGAGCTCCTTCAGCTCGTCTTTTTTCTCAGGGCTATACTCCCTGAGTGTCCTCATGTCGTAAGAATTCCTATTGATTGTCTCCCTCAGCTCAGTTTGTGAGCGTGAGCTGGCAAATCCTGCCCATTCGATGGCATCCATCTTGGGCCTGAGTCCCAGGGTGTCCGCCAGTTCGAAGGCTTCTTTGAGTGCGTGACCAACTTTCTTATTCGCTTCATCTATGCGCCAGTTTTCAGCCGAAGGTAAATTCTGCCCTTTTAGCTCGGCGAGTTCTTCGTACGCAGCAACCAACTTCTCGGCCCTGTTCCTCAACTCCGCAGGCAAGCTCTTTAGGAGTGCTTTACTTGAGGGTTTGGATCTCGGCTTCTTGGTAATTTTGGGTGCGGGGTCGACTTCGAGAGCAGCTTCTACACCCGAGCGGCAAGTTCCCGCTGTTCCGTAGGCCGTACCGTTGGGGCGAACACAGCGAGTGAAATCATAGCTTGACCCGTAAAGGGAATCTACAAGTTTTTCTTTCGCCACTTCTTGGTAGTGTTCAAGAGCTGTGTTTGAGAAGTTGCCTTGCATATACATGCCGTCCTCTAAGTAACTTACCCGAAATTGCTTCGCAATTTGCTGAGAATGTGGTCTATGCTGCAGGGTGGAGCAGCTCGGTTGTGGTTGGCGAGGAATAGCGATAGCCATGGGAGCGAGCCCATTTGAGTAGGGACTGTTCAAGGTCGAAGCATTCACCGAGGGTGGTGTGGTGGTTTCTACACTGAACTATCTCCCGGTGACTATTTAACACCAGGTTTTCCAAAAAAGACGTAGTAGTCAAAGAAAGTGTCGCTAAGACTTAGTCTGTCTTCGGGGGAATACTTAATTTTACCAAGGCCCTCTATGTGAAAACCTCTACGTTTGAGTCCACTGGATCTCCCACTTTTCGCTGCTTGCCCTGGAGCATAAATTCCTACTCCTCTTTCTTTGATGACTTGATTACCTCTAGCTCCCCCTACCCCCTTCTTCCTCCTGCACTCTTCAGTGTTTCCCTTTAAGGCGTTTAGTCTTTGCCGATCTGAACTCCAAAAACCGGTTTTATTTCTCTTACAAACTTCGTGGGTTGCATAGGCGCCCAACACAGGAATAACAGAGTCCCCTCCTGCTTTAACTCTACCTGTCATCATATTCACTGAGGCTAAATCTTTAGTCTCTCCGTAAACTTCCCAACGAATCCTATGCGCTTTTATGTGGTCTTTGATTAAGCACTCGACTATGTTGTCCTCTTTGTATTCGCCTCCAGCGTGACCCGGTAAAATGCGATGAGTTTGAGATGATATACCACGACCTAGAAGTGCTTTCTCTTTTTTTCTTGAGATGTAGTATATAAGAAGTGTACTTGTCCATAGAAAATCCTCCACGCTTGTTATAGCGCAGAGGACAGTGTAGTAAAGATTGCTAAAATTAGCCTACACTTGGTGCGGTCAGCGCCACGGGGGTGGCGGTGGCGGCAGCAAGATCTAAGGGAAAATTGTGTTCTCGTTCCCGTTAGAGTTGGACTATATCTTCACCTTTCTCTCGGAGTTAAGGTGTTGGGCGCTTATTTCTCACCTTTCTTTGAAAGGCTCTGGTATTACATGACACGCTTGTCATACCCAGTAGTCTCTGAACGTTCCCCTTAAGTTCGTAAGGGGCTTCGCTGCTGATTGCCCGTTAGGGTTTCCAGCAATTCACCCAATGTTTACCTAACCTTTTCAAGCTAGGGAGCCCACAATTACGCAAGCATTTCTTTCGTGCCTTTTTTGTTACCGTAAGGGCTCTTTATCCCTTACTTCTTTACATCGCTGTAAAGTACAGACTATATCTTCACCTTTGCTAAGCAAAGGGCTGGGATTTCGTGGATGGATTATTGTTGGAACTCACCATCTAGTCGTTCGACCGACCGAAGAACCTATGTCCTCTTCGGATTGGTACGGGATTGTCTGCTTACTCGCAGGTTTTCCCCGTTTAACCCAGTTTGTCAAAGAACGTTACCGCTCTTAGGTGACTACACGTTGTGAAATCACTTCCATACCCAACCCGGCTCTTGTCAAGATATCTGCCCAAGTATTGATTACATGGCCTTGATTATCTTGAATGGATTGGTTGAAGTTGAAGCCGTTGAGGTTAAATGCCATAGTGCTAACACCAAGAGCAGTGAACCAGATTCCCACTACAGGCCAAGCTGCGAGGAAAAAGTGTAGACTGCGACTGTTGTTAAACGATGCATACTGGAAGATGAGTCTTCCGAAGTAACCGTGTGCCGGTTGTTCCCACTTGTTTCCAAGGGGGCCAGACTATATCACCATCCCATTTCAGGGAGCCGGACGCTTCTTTCCTCACTTTTTGGAGAAAAGTCTGGTATTACGGGGTCACGAGCTTGCCCCACCCAGTAGTCGTTGAACGTTCCCCTTAAGTTCGTAAGGGGCTTCGCTGCTGATTACCTGTTTTGCAAAGCAAAACTCAGGCTTCCCAGTCAGTTCATCCGGTTTAACGTGGCCTATACAGGTTAAGCCACGATGTTGTATGTTTCTTCTTCTTGACCGAATTTGTACCCATAATTCTGGGACTCGGTCTCAGTGGTCTCACGGACCAGTGACGAGGTTACGAGGGAACCCCTATTATACCTTACTTTCATAAGGAGTGGACTATATCATCAAATTGCTTTGCAATTTGTCGGGAGCTCTAGCCTGTTATTAAGAGAGCTGAATCTCTCAGGTAGTCTCTGAACCTTTCTCAGATGTATCTGAGACTTGGATGCTGATTGCCGTGGTTTGCTTTGCAAACGTTAGGGTTCCAGCAGTTCACCCGATTTTCACTTACTGATTGCTCAGCAAGGGCACAGTTCCCTATGCATTGCAGAGAACAACGAACCACCAAACACACCAGCAACTCCCAGCATGTGGAAGGGGTGCATCAAGATGTTATGTTCTGCCTGGAATACCAACATATAATTAAAGGTCCCACTAATACCCAGAGGCATGGCGTCCGAGAAGGAGCCCTGACCGAAAGGGTACACAAGGAATACAGCAGTCGCAGCGGCTACAGGAGCCGAGTAAGCAACCATAATCCAAGGGCGCATACCTAGCACCGCTACTTAAGTAGCAGTGGTGGACTATATCTTCACCGTGTCCCGAAGGAGTTAGGTGTTGGGCGCTAATGTCGTATTACGTGAGAAGCGTCTCACACCGACTAGTCTCTGAACCTTCCGTCCTCGCTAGGACGGCTTGGCTGCTGATTGCACGGATTAAAATACTCTACAGCGGTTCCTAAACTAACTTGGTAGTCAATGAAATCAGAAGAAAGTCGGGAATAGGGTATTCGGACACCATCTATTTTGATGCCCCACCTTTTTAAGTTTCCTTTACGTTGAACTTTAGCCCTAGGATCAAAAAAGCCAGTTTTGGCATCCTTTTGCATAGTGGTGCATATAACCCCACCGATGCGACCTGCCACAGATCTTTGTTCTGCGGTAAGAGTTTGGTTCAACTCTAACATCCACTCACGTTTTTGTTCTGAAGGGCGCTTTAGGGATTGTTCCCTTTGCCACTCAGGGTCGTGAAAGTTAGTTCCTCTTTCTTTGTGAATTTCAGCAGTCTTACGACCGCCTAGTGTCCCAGCATATATAGCCACATCACGACGGGCGTCTTCATCCTTCCAACCACACATTTTACGCCAGGCGTAACGGTCTTTCTCGGTTCCTTTCGCTAACCAGCGATAGTAGTGAGCAAGTTTGTGGTTCTCGAAAGAACATTTGACTACATTACTTTCTGAATACTCACCACTTTCGTGTCCAGGTATGACACGGTGTTTTTCGTAGTAACCTGGAATACAGGGTTCCAGAGTTTTAAGGTATTCAATAAAGGCGTCGTAGATGTCCATGTTTCCAGCAATTCACCCAATGTTTATCTTGAAGTTTTCTCCAAGAGCCGCCTAGGGTTGACGGTAGGAAAGTTCCCACTCGCGGCCCATGTAGCAGAAAACACCAATCAGGAAGTGGAAAACCACCAGCTGATAAGGGCCACCGTTGTAAAGCCATTCATCAAGGCTGGCTGCTTCCCAGATGGGATAGAAGTGCAGGCCGATGGCGTTACTGGAGGGGACAACAGCACCGGAGATGATGTTGTTTCCGTACATCAGGGAGCCGGCAACGGGCTCACGGATGCCGTCGATGTCGACGGGGGGAGCGGCGATGAAGGCAACGATGAAGCAGATGGTCGCGGCCAGCAGCGTTGGGATCATCAGCACACCGAACCAGCCCACATAAAGGCGGTTGTTGGTGGAGGTGACCCACGAACAAAAGCGATCCCACGAAGTTTCTTGGGGACGCTGTAGAACAGATGTTGCCATTTAAAGCGATTAAGTAAGTGATCTTAGGGAAAGATCTGTTACAAAACCCTCACTACCCTAAGGTGAGGCAGGATGAGAGACGGATTGACTTGCCTAGTCCCGGTAGCGGCAAGGCGGTTGAAAGAATCAACCGCGACACAGGTATTATAGGATACGTAAAGAACGGTAAACGTTGGTTTCAAAACTTTGCTGGCGCAAAACTTTACTGCAGAGTTAAGGAGAGACTTGAGAAGAAATCCTCCTGTACTTTGGCATTCCGTGCATAAAGCTTTTCATGTCTGTGGCACTTTTCGCGTCTTCAATAAACTGGTCTCTGTCCTCTCCAGAAACATCCTGGATTAGGATAGAAAGGACTCGGCAATTCATTGGGTCTTTGATGTTCATTTTAGTAATCTTCCATTTGTGGATCGGCAGCGACTACGAGAGCACCTCGATTAAGGATGACCCAGAAGTCGTCTTGACTGCCTTGGGGGACTCTGTAGGCGTGTATACCGAGGGCCGCCGATGCCTCCCCGATGTCGTTAAACACCCTGCCCGTTTCATCTTCCGCTTTCTTTATTGTTTCTTTTTTCCATTTATTAAACTTTTTCCACCTTTCCCTCTGGTCCTTGTCTTCAAACTGAACGATGTTGGCGTCTTTTCGTACACCAAAAGCTATCATTCTGCGGTCTTTGTTTTGCTCCTCCCTCCATCCGGTGTAGGCCAGAGCTTCTTTTAAGGCGGAGCGCTTATCGGAAGGTCCGGGGGTCTCAGATGCTGCGTAGGTCCCGTTCCCGTATATTCCGCGTCCGGGGTAGTGAACATCGCCCCTCGGACCTGCACCCTTAAACTGATCTGCAAATTCCACCGAAGTGACGCCTCTCCAGAGAACGAGAGCTTTACCATCTCTCCCTTTCACTAAGTCGTCTCGGTTCTCTAGGTCTTTTCGGCTGGACACGGCTTCGGGGCGTGAATTGTAACCCTGTATTCTATAAATAAGATGTAAAGGGGGGTTTATGAGAAGGCCACGCTCGATCCTGTTTACGAAGTTGGACATAACACTTGCATTCTCTCTCTCTAGACTTGCTTCAAAGGTCTTTCCCTTTTTGTCAAAGTCCTGAGCTTTGGCCAAATACTCATTTTCCGCCTTTCGGAGTTCTTTCACAATTTCCTCGGAACTCATTTTCCGAATCGGCTTTGTACTCCCCGGTACTTCTTTGTATTTCGGAGACCCCTCAACGAACTTTTGGTAGGCTTTTGCTTTCGCCTCTCTTTCGGACTTTTCACCCATGAAAAGTTTGGCCCGAAGAGCCCTCATGGCTATCATTGCCGTTCTGTTTTCGGGTGTGTTAAGTTCAGGTGTAGACTTGATAAACCTCCCCCAATCTTTGATCTCGATTGACAACTCAAACAGGGACTTCTCCATTTTCGCACTTCTCTCGACCCGAGCTTGAATAGCTGCCTTCCTTTCGTCTCGGGGTATAGACTTCCAAGCAGCGTTATTCTTTGCAACATCCGAAGCCTGAAGTTCCTTGTCTAGCCAACCCCTTCCCTCCGCTTTTCTGAAGTTTCGGACAGCGATACTAAGGTCAGATACTTTCTTCGGAGTCAACTTCTCTGCCTTGAGCCGAGTTGTGTACTCCTTCCAGTTGGGACTTGTAGGGGAAACTGCCTTCCCGGTCTCCTTTTCAATGTCACTCTTAATCCTTGACGAAATGTCGGCTGCCTTTCTTGACTTTTCTAAAAGGACATTGTACTGCTCCCGGTCTGCATCTTTCAATGGGTCACTTGACTTCTTGACCTCAGCCTTTGGCTTCTCCGCCACCTTGGGCTTGGCTTCGGCTTTTGGCTTGGGAGATATCTCTGAACCTTTCTTATCGTCAATTAGCTTTTGAATCTTGGCGGCCTGGTGAGGCTTTACTCTCGGATCACCTAGAAGCTTTTCCAGGTCCCCGACGGAAAGGCTCTTAACCGTCTTCCCTACGCGCATTCCTCGAACCTGCGGGGGGGGCTTCAACCTTGGCCTCTTCCGTACCCTTCCTACACTGCCCCGCCGTCCCATACACAGTACCGTCCGGTTTCACACAGCGTGTAAAGTCATAGGTTTCCCCCTCAGCGAAATCCGCACCTTGCAGTTCAATCACAAGACTCCGGTAGGAGTCTAGTGCCATGTCTGAGAAGTAACCACCCGTCTATACAGAGTCAAGTACCAACTTTTACCCTGCCCCATTACACCAAAACGGCGCGATTTTCGGCGTGTTAGCCTTCCGGTGACCCTGAACCGGTTGAGTCACGCCGAAACGGCGCGATTTTCGGCGTGTTAGACTCCCACTGGTCCGACCCACAGTCGGATCACGCTGAAGCAACTACGTTACCCTACTGAGCCTCTTATAACCTCTTTCACTCGGTCTTCAGCAGTTTTAATCGCTACCATAACATCATCGTAATCCGGCACATCTTCCTCTGCTTCAACCATGCGGATTAAATAGGGCATCAGCGGGAAAGACTGCGGTAAGTCATAAGACTCTGAACCAGTAAATCCGCGTTTGTTCATCGCATAGGGGGATCCGCTTTTACTCATAGCGACAATAGCGAACCGTGATCCAGGGATATATACTGGTTCGTAAAGGTAAACTAGATTGTTCATTATTAGGTAGGATTGATTGCGGTAATGTCTTTGAAGTTAGGGTTATCTCTGTAGACCTTGAGGTTCTCCATCTTAGGTGGTAACTCGACTATTTCAACCCCTTGCTTCTCAAGTAATTTCCGAGTCCCCGCAGGGACTTCATGCCCTTTATAGTATCTCACCTCTTTAATGTCAGAAGTTTTTAGTGCACCGTGAATTTGTGCTTCAACATAAGAAGTCTTAGCAGGACCATAGGCGGTGCTTACTCGTATACCCCCCGAATGTGGACCTCCCGAGAAATCCACCTTCACACTTTTGTCTTGAGCCCCACTCGCTTGCCTCACAGGGTTCGACGGGTCTCTAACCGGACTTGCCATAACTCTAAGCACGGCAGCGTCATTGAGTGAGTCCCCAATGGTGAAAGTGGAACGGTCCTTCACGGAACTATTAAATACTACCTGAATGCCCCCATAGTTTGACATTAAACTATCCCCCCCTTGCAAAGATCTGGATCGATTAGGGTTCTCCAAAGCAGCGTATTTCGGCCTACCTGCGGGGTCTGCGTCCAGGGGAATGCCCAGGGTGGCCATTTCACCATTCTTTCTGGCCTTCAGGTACCCCCTTTGACCAACCTTTACACCCCCTGTACCAGCTTCAAATCCATTTTTTGCTACCCCCTCCTTTACAAATTTGGAAAAACCTGTCGGCTTAAATGCCATAACAATTTCTGCCCCCTCTAGAAACTCTTTAAGTTCGAGACTTGCTCCCCCTTTTGGAACTCGCGAGGGAACAACTGCATCCACCTTTCCCCCGCCGTCATACTCTATCTTTGATATCTTAGCAGGCTCCCCGAAATAGGCGGCCACCATTCTTTCTCTAGGGAAACCCGCCAAGTCCCTGATTTTTCTCGACTGTTCAAACATTCCCTTAATTTGGTGATTTTCGGGTAAGGTGTACACGTCTAGCCCGCTTTTCTTTAGCTCTCGATGGGCCTGTTTGAACAGTGCATCTGACTTGTCTAACAACTTTTTCTCTTCGCCTGCAGCCTGAAGAAACTCGTTACGGCGCACCGCATGGTAGGCCGCACGAAGCAAGGTCACTGTTCGGAAAGCTTTCTCTCGTTTCTCAATAAACTCGTCCCACCGGGGGTCGCCCCCCAAGACCCCTTGCCCCCTTAGTGTATCCCCTTCACGCTCGGTTTTTTCCAGATTGCCTACAGCCCGGTCAAACACGGCTTTAAGCTTTCCCTCTGTGACTCCCCGATCTCTTTTCACCAACACGGTGTCTTGCGCAGCCTCTCGCTCAGGCGTGTGGTGAACCTTGACCTTCGCGGTCATCGCCTTATCTACCTTAACAGTGACCTCCGACTTAGCCGGACGAGTGACCTTTGCAGCGGTGGTGTCCCCCCTTTCAACCAAAAGATTTTTAACCATCTCCTTTTGCTTGTCGTTTATGCGCGGGTCACTTAGAACTCTTTTAAGGTCCTCAACCCCTAACGTTTTTATTTTTTTCGTTATTCTCATTCCACCGGTTTTCGCCCTTTTCTTCGCCCCTTCTGACTTATCTTCCTGCACACCTTTGCGACACTGCCCCGCCGTTCCGTACGCTTCACCGGACGGTTTTACGCAGCGTGTAAAGTCATAGGCACCCTCAGCAAAATCCGCGCCTTGCAATTCACTCACAAGACTCCGGTACGAATCCAGTGCCATGTCTGAGAAGTAACCGCCCATCTGTGCAGAGTCAAGTACCAACTTTTACCCTACGACCTCAGACGGATGAAAGCAGTGTTAGATGCTTCTTCGCCCGAGTAACCTGTACATAGCACAGATTGCTTTCCTGAGCAAGCTCCCACGGCTTCTTCGCCCAGCGGCTCGGGCTCAGGCGGTCCATATCTAGTGCAAACACGCGGTCCCACTCTCGCCCCTTGGCTCGGTGAATGGTAGACAGTGTGAGGACCCTCCTCTGGTTTCCTTCGCTGTCCGAGAAAAGCTCTCGAATGTTGCTCACAAGAACCTCAATGGAGTCGCTAGGGTCGCAGTTTTCAATCAGAACACGAAGCGTCCCCACCTGGTCTTCTACCGTGGAGCACCGGTCGTTGTTGCCCTTTGCCTGGGCCTTGGTCATTTCGGCACCTTCGTACTGCTCCAGTCTCTCTTCGAGTTGTGCCACGGTAGTTACCTTTTTCCATCGCTTTGCCAGCTTGATCAGGCCCTCCCCGATGGCCCGCCCTTCAACTCTGCACGCTGTGCCCTCACGCAGCAGTTTGTAGGCGAGTTCAATAAGGGGCTTTGTGGTGCGGCACAGTATGGCGTCCGACGCACCAAATTCCCCTTTGCCCATGGCTTTCTTAACCGTGGCGCTATCCACAATGCCCTCTGGAGCACTTTCGTGTGCCTCAATGTGGCTGACCCACTCCTGCGCCTTTGCAACAATCTTCTTGGGGCAGCGGTAGGTTACCGTGAGAGGAAGCTCTGTGGCTTGAAACTCCGTTGCAATGTTCTCTAGGGAGGCATGGTCAGCCCCGGTGAATCCGTAGATCGCCTGGTGTTCGTCACCCACGGCAACAAAACGCCCAGTCGGCTTCAGCATCTTCTTCATCATTGCTCGACGGACGAAGTTCGCGTCTTGCGCCTCGTCTAGAAAGCACCAGTCGTACTGACGAAATGGAAGGTTCTTTACCAGAGGTCCATAAATCATGTCGTCAAAGTCCACGACTTTGCTCAGCATGGAGTTGCTTTTGCGCACCAGTTTCACCGTTTCACGAATGGCATCGTCGTAAGAGGCGTCTTCAGGGAGCAAGTCTCCGAGAGAAAAGTGGCTAACCATCGCATCCCAGCTGAAGTTCGGATCAACTAGGTAGCCGAGTTGCTTGGCCATTGCCGCTGCGGCGATGCAAAATCGGCGAATCCCCCAGTTTTCTATCGTATCCTCCGCAATATTCTGCAACTTCCTTCCATCAACCTTGATATTTTTGTACGCGGCTCGCAGCGCAGCGAAGCCGAACGAGTGGCACGTCCCGGTTCGCACTCGGCTCTGCAGTCCGAGGGGTTCAACTCGATGAGCGATCTCCACGGAAATTGCCTTGTTGTATGCGCAGAATGCCACTTCTCCTTCCGTCTCGGGAAGCATTTCCACCAGCAAAGTGGTCTTTCCAGACCCTGCCACGGACTTTACGAGGAGGTTACCAGACCCGGTTCGGACCCACCCTTTGGCGGCTTGCTGCTGGGGAGACAGGGAGAGAGTGGTTTTCATGAGTGGGTTCCCTCGAACTTGGCTTTCATGAACTAATTATACCGTTTCTGACGAGCAGAAACAAGGGTCTAAACCGGTGGTTTGGGGGCGGTTAACCGCCTTTCACCGGTTCTTATTCAACGGCTTGTGCAGCAAACGAAGTCGTGCCCCTTTTTTTAGGGACGTTATTGCTCAGCGTCTCTCCGCCCTATCTGCCTCTAACATCCTTGAAATTTCATCACGGTTGAGCGCTCCTTCTTTGTCGAGTGCCGCTTGCAGCTCAGCTCTGGCTTTTTTCGTCGCCAGGGTGCCTCCGTAATTCGCCCTTACACGCTCGGTAATGTTCGCGTTAAGAACCATTGCGTTACCCAGTTCCTGCCCTCTCAGTTCTCTCTTCGGCGCGGCTTCAGCGGCTTTCCTTGCCGTGGCACTTACGGGCTCCGACGGAGATTTCCGACTCGAAGCCCCTTGGGATTTCTCCGACAGCAGTTTATTCAGCTGCCCCCTTTGCCTGTCGTTCAACCTCGGGTCATTCAGAACCTTCCTAAGGTCCTCAGCACCCAGGGCCTTAATCTTCTCCGTAACCCGCATTCCACCCGGCTTCGCCCCCCTCTTCTTCTTCTTTTCCGACGCTCTTCCCTCGCTTGGAGTGGGTTCCGCAGACTGAGGAACTCGAGACTTACGGGGGAATTTCTCAACACCTTTCGGGGTCAGATTTGAGGCTACAAGTGGTCTCATCCTTCCTGTTTCAGTTCTATCTTTTTCAAGAGAATCCCGAATCTTCATCTTCGTGTTATAAAGCTTTGTGAGAGCTTTGTCTAGTTTCTCAATCTTTTCCTGAGTAGTTTTCCTCAAGTTGTCGAACTTCGGTGAGTCTGACATGCGTCTCAGCAGTCCCTTCTGGCGACTTAGTTTCTCTCCCACTTCTTTCCATTTCTCGTTGATTACAACCCAGTGCTCGTCGGTTAACCCCGCTTTGACTTTGCCTTTTGCACCCACTGTTTGAGTTCGTCCAGAACTCCCTACAATCTTTGACCCTTTCGGAAGCATCCTCGCAAGTTGGCCCATTGCATCGTTCTCTTCCTTGTCTTCCTGAACCCCCTTGCGGCACTGCCCTGCCGTTCCATACACACCCCCGTCCGGTTTTACGCAGCGAGTGTAGTCATAGTTCTCGATGTATTCTCCGCGAGCCTCACCGGATTTTGCAACAAATTGCTGCTCTCCGCGACTCCTAACTCCCTCGGAAAAGTTTTGAAACTTCCCTGTGTCCGCAAGGTCTGACGTTTCGTAGCCTGCTTCACGCATCAGAGCGAGAAACTTTTCGGCGGAGTCAGGGGTGAAGGAGCCTTGCATACGATTTACCGTGTATGCCTTATTTTACCCTGCTTGCTTCGCAGGCGTAAAGGGGGTAAACCGAAGGTTTAGGGGCGGTTTACCTCCTCACTTTGAGTCCCCCAGCAACCACCCTCAATCTCCTCGGACCGCACCCACTCCTTCAACCCCGCAACGTACTCCCTTAGCAGCTTGGCTTGTTGCAAGTGCCGAATACATCCTGAGACAAGGTACAAGGACATGTGTCGGTCTATTGCATCTAGGCATGTTTTGATAACAGGGTTCCACGGTTCCCTGACTTTCGTGTTGTATGTTCTTTTTGTCTCGTCAAAGTTTTCCATTGCCGTGTTAACTACGTACTCAGAGTGGGAATCCGCTTTGTGAAGCAGCAAATTTCCAAGGGTGCGACCCTCGGTTTTGGGCTCCGAACAGTCACAAATAGCCCGTCATTTGCCAGAATTCGTACACAAATAAGGAGTGGGAGCGCAAAGAGCCTAGTTCTTCTACCGCAAGCACAATCAAACAACCTGGAGTGTGCGATTGTAGTACATTTTGCGGTCCTCTAGTCCATTGTAACCGCCGTTAACTCTCCTTGTAACCTGCTCCACAGAGGGGTTCTTATCACAAAGGGCATTCATTCCGTTGTTAAACCACCAGAATCCTGCCGAAGAGAACGGGTAGTTGTCTGCAACGTAGTTTACACCTTGCATTACTTGAGGGTCTTTAATAAAATTAGCAAAATCCTGATAGTTTGCTCTCCCCGTGAGCTGGATGTAGCCCGCACCCTTGAAACGGGGGCCATCGCCCGGTTGTGTATTTCCCAGGTCTCTCCTACCTTCATAGTCCCACCCCGAAGCAAGCTCTTTCTTCCAGCGGCCACCGCCGGACTCATGCGCAGTCTGACTGAGAAAATGGCGCAGTCGGGACGGTGTTGTTATACCGAACTCCCCGAGGCACTTGTTCAGCTCGGAAACTTCGGAGTCAGTGATTAGGGTAGGGGAGCATTGCCACACGTATGCTAGAGTTTCCTTGGAAACATACTGCTTAGGTGGGGGGGCCACAGGTTGAGTAGGCGGAGTGTAAGGTGTGCGGTATTTTCGCACCCACGTTGCTTCGTCTGTGAGTAGCTCGGGTTGCTTCGCAAAAACTTGCTTGGCGAAATCAAGGAAAGCAGCTTCTTGATTGGGGTTGTCGCTTCTGCGGTTGTGAACGAAGTCTAGGAATTTTTCTGGTGTGAATTGTGGCATTGCTCTACTCGTACCTTGGTCACTAGGGTTTTACCCTGGCCCCCTAATAACTGTTTCACTGAGACTGTGCCCTGCGGATCCGTTGTGTTGCAATTTCCAGGTACTCAGGCTCTCGTTCAATTCCGATGAAGTCAAAACCCTCTAGCTCACACGCCATACCCGTAGAGCCTGATCCCATGAACGGATCAAGTACGATGCCGCTGGGTGGGGTGACAAGGCGGCACAGGTAGCGCATCAGATCTACCGGTTTCACTGTGGGGTGGATGTTACCCTCTCCCCTTTCGCGTTTACTTGCTTTGGGACAGTAAAAGAATCGAGCGGCGCTGCCGGTGCTGCCATCGGCGTGGTCGTTGCCGCCAGCAGCCCCACTGCCCCAGATTGCGCCTGCCCCACCTTTGCCGCCATGGGCACCGCCTGACGGAAACAACCCCACCACCTCGTCGCTGCCGTCGTGGATCAGGTTGGCGGGCCAGCGACCACTCTGAGACGGCTCAAACGTCCTACGAACCGAGGCGGGAGCGTAGGACGTTTGAGCCGTGTTTACTCCTTGCGTGACAGCGTTTTCTGTATAGCCATCGCCCGCTGCGATCCTGCACCCATCCACATTCAGCGCCCCGGTGCCGTGCTCCAGCACGTTTGCGGCCACGGTGCCGGCCAGTGGTTTGCGGGCAACGGTGATCGGCTCCAGGGCGGGCTTTAAAGCTGTGCCCCAGCCGGACCACTGCTGGGCATCGGGGGTCGCTGGTGCGGTGATCTGCAAGGTGTCTCTGATCTCACTGCCGTCCCGGTAAGCCTCCTCACTGCGCCCGCTGGTGGCACCAAAGGCGCCTTGGCCCTTGATCCGAGCGGTACCCGTGAGCTTCCGGCTCCCCACAACCTCCCGCTCAGCCCCCGCCGCCTTGTAAATCGCCTTGCTCACGTCCAGCGACTTCGGAAACCCCGACCCGTAGACCCAGGCGATCATGTCCCGGATCTCAAAGCCCGCATCCTCGATCCGTACCGCCATCCGGTGCTGTGTCCTAGTGCCAGCGAACGCCAGCAGGTGCCCGCCAGGCTTCAGCACCCGCAGGCATTCTGCCCAGATCGCCACGCTGGGCACGTCGTAATCCCACTTCTTTCCCATGTTTAGGCCGTAGGGCGGATCAGTCGCCACTGAATCCACACTACTATCGGGCATGGTGCGCATCACATCCAGGCAATCGCCAAGTAAGAGAGTCATTCTTTAGTTGAGTAAGTGTGATTTGTTTTGAGCCTTTAAGGGGCATACGGTCTTACCCTCGGCCCCGTGAGAGGAGTCCCTAAGAGCACAAGGAAAGGTTCCCCCCCGGCCTATTTCTCAGCAGTATCCGTCTTGTACCTGTTAATGCCCCTGATGAAAGAGTCCATGTTGGTTGCTTTCTCGGCATCCCCGATGAACTTGCTCCTATCCTCGAAAAGGACCGGTTGAATAAGAACAGCGAGAATGCGGCTGATTGTGGGGTCGTTGATGTTCATTCGTTTTCGTCGGGGATTTGTGAGTCCATGGCTGCGATGATTGCTCCACGGTTAAGGAGGACTAGGTAGTCTCCGTCCCTCTGGGGAACTGTGAAGGCGTGAATCCCGAGTGCCGCTGCAGCTTCGCCCAAGTCAGTGAAGCGGTACCCAGTCTTTTTCTCCGCATCCCTAACGGTCTCTTCCCCCCACCACATGTGTTGCTCCATCCTCTCTTCCGTTGTTTTACCGTTAAACTCCACCACATTTGCGTCTTTTCTAAGTGCAAAAGCCGTAACTTTTGAAGAAAGATTATTCCTCTCCCCTGCATACGCTTTTGCTATCCCAATGACGTTACCTGCAGTCGCCTCAGGGTCATTGTAGGAAGGTGCTGCGGCGTAGGACCCATTGCCGAACATTCCCTTGCCGGGGTAGTGACTACCCCCCTCGCTTCCCAACCCTTTAAACTGATCCGCAAATTCCCCGATCGTAACACCACGATAGAAGATTCGGGGAGATCCGTCAGAGTTTGTTACAATGTCCTTTCGTTTTCGTAAATCGTCAACCGTTGCGACCAGTTCGGGCTTGGCATTGAATCCCTGCTTCTCGTAAAGGGACTTTAAACTTGGCGACCACGGTAATTCTGTTTCACCGGAATCTTTCGGGACTCGTTTAGGAATTGGGGAGCTACTTCCCGGAGTCTTGTCATACTTAGGAGACTCTCTCAGTGCCGCTTCGTACGTCTTCGGGTCTCTACCCGGCAGCCTCCTCTCTCTCAGCTCCTTTTCCTTCTGATAAATCAACAGTCGAAGATTAATCAATCGGGCTTTATTTGCAACCGTGTCCAACTCCGGCGACTTGACCAGGGTTTGCATCATCCTGTAACTTCTTTTTATTTCCGCCACTGCTTTGGGACCTGACCCAACCCAATCGTATTCATCCTGCACCTTGGGGTTGTTTTCTGAGACTGCTTTCCTCAGCTCTTCCCTGCTGGTTTTCCTGTCTTCCCTAGTCCCCTGCTTCACTAGCTGACCTTCAGGAGCTTTCACTCCCCTTTGCTCTTGAGCAAACCTTCTATAACTGCCCTTTGCTTTGGGGTTACGCGAGGGTCCTGGAGAACCTTCTTAAGGTCTTCAGCTCCCAACCCTTTTATTTTTTCCGTGAGTCTCATTCCCCCTGCCTTAGGGCCACGCTTGCCTTTTACTTGACTCTCCTCTTTCGCCCCAATTTCTGTACCCTGCTTACACTTTCCTCGGCTACCGTAGATAGTACCGTCCTTCCTCACACAACGTGTAAAGTCGTACGTTTCCCCCTCGGAGAAGTTCAGAGGGTGCGTCTCGGCGATGAGAGCTTCGTACGCTTGGAGAGCTTCAAAGGAAAAAGAACCGGATACCATGTTTATACTCGTTGAAGTTACCCGTTGCAAACAGGCAATGT